CCGTTATTTAATTAATTAATTAAATAACGGTTAGCAAAAAAATCACCAAAAAAATAACCGTGAATAACCGTTATTATGCTTCAAAGTTTTTCACACTACTAACCGTGCTATGTGAATAACTAACCGTTAGTATTTTAGCACTTATTCACGGCTATATGTGAATAACTTTTTATAATTCTATGTATATAAATATATTTTTATAGTTTTAGTTTATCGCCCTATATTCCTTTATATGCTAATTTGTATATTTTTATAATAGTATGTATAGTATTATAAAAATTTAAGTTTTGTTTAGCTACAATTTCAACAGTTAGAAAAAAATAAGGAGTTTAACATGGTTAAGAGTACAGCACTAAATAAGCTAATGAGTGGCGAGAAAGTCCGTGCTAAGGGTTGGGATAAAGACAAGTATATTGTAGTTAATAAAGATGGTCAAATCGTTGATAATAACGGCAAAATCTTTAATATGATGGCTTCTAAGGAAAAAGTATGGGAGTTATACAAAGAGCCTAAACAAGAAGCAGCACTTACAGATAACACAGAAGTTCTTAAACTTATAAAAGAGCTTATGGCTGAGGTTAAGGAGCTAAAAGAAGCTAAAAACAACACAGAAGCTATTTGTGATGTAGATAGTGATGATATTGCTTCTGCCGTTGCTGATGAGGTTATAGATGCAGTAGAAACAAAAGTAACTCAGGCTATAAAAGATAATGTTCCTCAGGAAGAGAGAACACATGAGGATATTGTTAAAATATTTTATGGTGTTTCAGCACTAAAAGAAGTTAGAGAGCTTTTTAAACAAGACTTACTTAAATGTGAAGATAAAAGAGATATTGCACTAACAGTTACCAAGTATCTACCATATTGCTGGATGGGTGCAAGAAGTATTAAAACTGTAGCTCGTTATTATGCAGACATGAGAAATGTAATCAAAGATGTAAATGACAACTTTCAAGATTATGCTTTAGAGCTTTTTTCAGTTCCTCAAGATGTTTATGAACGAATTAAAAAAGCAGATACTAAAAAAGTACTTGATAAGCTAGAAGCAGACAAAGAAACTTTTGAAGTGAAAGATATTGAAAGCACTATATCAAGCCTAAAAGAAACAGTTAAAAAAGCTTTAGAGCTTGGTTCTGAGGTAACTATTGAACAATGGAAAGCTAACGGCTTACCAATCTCTAAACAACAAACAGTTGATAGAGCTAGAGCTTACTTATTCGCTACTTATATAGCTTTTGTTACAGGTCGCAGAATTACTGAAATTTTAAAAACTCTATCTCTTGTAAAAAAAGAGGATGGATGGTATTACAAGGGCATAATGAAAAAAGGCTCTGAGGGTGTTGAAATAAAAGCTTATAGCTTAGATAGTGACTACGAACTGTTATCTAAACTTTTTAAACAACTTAGAGAAGATATAGACACTTCAAATATGACAAACCAAGAAGTAAACAGTAAATTTAATCATATTTTCAATAGAGCAATGAAAAATATTACAGGGCTTAAATATACATTCCACGATTTAAGAGAGATATTCGCAGAAATGGCTTATCTTAAATTTGGTAAGAAAAATGGCTCTGATAGAGAAAAAGAGGACTTTATCTCTGACATTTTAGGACACGAGATAAATAAGGATAGATTGGTATCAGCTAACCACTACATGACAAAAGAGGGAAAATAGTATGAGAATATCAGTAATTACAACAGATGGTGGAGCAGGTAAGACTGCTCTAGCCTTTGCAATAGCAAAAGAGCTAAACTATTATCTACTAAGCAACGATGATAGTGTGATAGAAGCCGTTTACCCAGATATGGCACGAATTACAAAAGAGCTTCCAGTTATGGACGATGTAGTTTATGACTTCGGTGGGTTTTTTGATGCAGGAGTATTAGACATCATCAAAGCAAGTGATGTAGTTATAGTTCCTTGTATCAATGATTTAAACTCAAAGATGAAAGCTATCAAGACAATAACTGAGCTAAAAAAATATAATAACCGTTTTTTAGTTGTGGGGACTAGACTTGAAACACCACAAGACTTCAAAGAGATACAAAAAGACATCAAAGAGCATTTTGAAGATATAACAGTTCTACCACTTCGTAAAACTAAAATGTTAAAAAATGGTTTAGAGTGGGGAATGAGTCCTCTTGAACTTGTATCTGAAAGCAAACAAATCGCTTATGCAGGTAGAAACTTCATACCAGAGTATAAAGAGATTTTGAAGTATGTTATAAATGACAATGACATATACAACGAACTATTAAAATTTAGAGGAGTAAAATAATGAGATTTGATAAAAAGAAAGTTGCAGTTAAAGACTTATTAGGAAGCACTGAGAAAGTTGAGCATTCTTTTGAGAAAGAAGATCAAAAGCAAAAAGAACACAAAGAGCTAAAAGAGATTGTATCAACAATAGCTCAAGAAAAAAAAGCAGGTCGCCCAATACAGGGTAAAAGTAAAACAAAGCATAAAATCGCTTTTTATGTAAATGATGAACAGTTGGACTATCTTGAAAGTTTAACTAATAGAAAGGAGAGAACACCAAATGCAGTAGCTAAAAAACTATTCTTAGCTCACTATGAGCTACACAGTAAATAGGTTACTTTAAAAAGTAAACAGTCGCTCAAACGAGCCAACCGTTTACGGACACTAAAAATACTTTTGGTCGAGCAGTTTTTAGTTGTCCGTATTATATCAAATAATACTGGAGAATAAGATGAGTTACCAAGAAATGAAAAAAATAAACACTATCGCTGAGCAAAAAGGAATAGAACTAAAAACTATATCAGACTTTATAAAGTTTGCTAAGGAGTGCAACCATGAAAGATAATCTAATCCTTGATGTAGAGAACCTACTATGTAAAAAAGAAGTTATCCTAAGTAAAGATGAGATTTTAAGAGTTGCACTATTTGCTATACAGCACGGCATAGTAAAACTATCACTTTGTGAAAATGGAAATTTTTTTTCACATATAGGCGACTATGAACACGGAAGAATAGTCTTTGACAACACGGACAGTTCTATAATAATAAATAACGACTTTTTATTATGAAAAAGCAAACTAAACTCCAAAATGAAAAGTATTTCTTATTTATGAGTTGTGCTATGCTTCAACTGTATGTATCAGATGATAGATACACGGCCAAAGAAGACAAACAGATAGATAAACTTTTACAGGACTTAGCAAAACGAACTTTTATGTTTAACAAAAGTTTGGATAAAACACTCAAAGAAGCAATAGATAAATTTGCTCTTTTAGAGAAAAAAGTTATCGCTGACAAAGATAGACCTACTCGTAAATTTGAAAAGAAAATCAAAATTAGTGATGATGGCATAGCCGTTCACGGTTTATTGTTTGCAGTAGCTCTTATACTGGAGCATAGAGAGATAAAACACAAATCTCTCTATCTTCCATATAAATTAGCTCAAGATATTTATGACCGTTTTGAAAATGCAAACGATGACTTGATAGAGAACAGCAGAGTAGTAGCTAGTAAATTTAGAGATGAACTTATGTGCTAAGTGGTATTGCTTAATCTATCTAATAATATATATGATACAAAAAATCAAAAAAAGGATAAAGAATGATATATGAAACAAAAGACGGAATTCTAATTCAGAGTACAAAATATAAACATAATTTTGTTGATGATACAGAATATAGTTTTGAAGAGTCATTAAAAAATTTAGGATGGCATGGAGAAGTAATAATAAATATGAACTTTGATGAAACATTCGGAATAAAAGTATTAGAAAAAACTTTTAAAGAAGAAGATGAAACAACACACTATTTAATAGAGTTGTGCATAGAGTCAATGTTACATTTTGTAGTTGCAGAGAGCTTTGAAGATTATATGAGCTTTATGGCAAAATATACTCCAATGATTGACTCTCTTATAAATATATATAGAAGTCAAATATATTGTGAAACTTCTACAACATATTCAGAACTTGGGAGATAATATGCTCCCACAAATAATAAACCATAAAAAAGGAATTATAGTAAGAGTCTCAAATAATATAATTATTGATACTAATGGATTAAGAGTTGTAAACACTAAAGGAAATCCAATAAACAACGACAATAGTGATATAACTCCAATAGATGAAGAGTATTTAAAAAGAGCTAAAAAATATATTTCATTATTGAAAAAATCACAAAAGATAAACCATAATATAAGTTCGTATTCTCTTAAGCATAGAGCAGAAGACTATCTTAACTATATAGCACAAACAAGATATAAAGATACATATATATCAAATGGTGCTTTAATAAGTGCGATGATATTATCAGGTTTCAAGTATAAATGTTTTAAGCATATATCTTTATTTGAATGGAAGCCAATACAACACATATATCAAGTAGATGAATTTACATCAATAAATGTATGTTTTAATGTTTTTTCAAGACAGATAAAAGATTTAGACAAAAAACATAAAATATAATAATGTGTCCGACATCAATGTCGGATACATACTAATAATTCATTATAAACAGTTCCCTAACCTCTTTTTTCTTATTATGAACATTCGCACCAAGAGTATAGTTAAACTTATCGCTTGTAACTATGCGAAATTCAGCATATAACTCCCTCACAAACTCACAATCATTGTAACTGAGTAGAAACTTACCCTTAATACCTTTTAAAGCCATATATAGCCGTTTATGGTCATCTATATCAAAAGTCTTTTTATTTTTATAATATGACTCTGTTCCAACATACGGAGGGTCACAATAAAAAAATGCTTCCTCTTTGTCATAGTTCTCTATGAGCTTTTGAAAGTCCATATTTTCAATAGTTACCATTTTTAGTCTATCGGACCACTTGTAAAAGTCCTTATATATATTTTTAGGTTTTCTACTCTTGGCACTCATAGCAAAATTATCCCCTTTTGAGCCGAAACTCATTTGAAGCTTGTAAAAGAAAAAAGCTCCCTTTTCTATATTGTCACGAGGTGTTAAATTACTTCGTTTAATATTCTCAAACAGCTCACGACTTATAAAAAGCTCATTAAGGTATTTTTGCAGTTTAGTAGGATTGTTTCTTATGCACCTATGTAGATTAATCAAATCGCTATTAAAATCATTTGCGACCTCTCTATATTTTCCACTTGCAGGAATTTCCTTTGCATAAAGCACATTTAATGCACCTCCAAAAACTTCGACATAAAGAAGATGATCGTTTGGAATTAAGCTAACAATCTGTTTAGCAAGTTTTGATTTTCCACCTACCCATCCGTGTGGTGGTTTAAGAGTTGTTGTTCTCATTTATTTTTGACCTCTTGTATAATTAGATTATACATAATTTAATTATGTATTTGATATTATTTCAGCTCAGTGAGTGGCGAGGTCGAAGTCTCACTCTCTGTCTTACTCAAACTATTGTTTCATTATTTCAGCTAATTTCTCAGCTCTCTCAGGAGTTTGCACAGCCCATTTACTATCTAGCATCTCATCGGCTGCTCTTTCAAAATCTCCACTTTTTAAAGCACTCCACATTCTTTTAAAAAGAAGCAATCCACCCACACCCAGCTGATAACTCATTTCATAAAGCACTTTTTGTTTATCCTCTGACAAGTTATAGACAAACGGCATAGCTATGATTAACTCATCTCTTTTTTGCTTTAATCTGTATTTTAATAGTAGTTCCGCTTCATCTTTATTTATAGGTAACTTAGTACCATAACCAATAGTAGGATAGCCGAGCGAATCATCATACGGCATCCCATTAAATCCCTCATGCTTTTTTAACTGTTTTTCTAAATCAATCATAATTTACCACCAACATTCGAGCCAATACCCACTTATCGTGAAGTATTCGCATCCTTTCCTTTTTTTTTATCAGTTACTTCTCTCACACCTGTTCTTACTTTGTCATACTGAACTAAAACAGTATCAACATTCTCTAAAGTACCATTTGCAGGAAGTGGTAACTCAATGTAAGCCGTTCTAGCACCTGTATAGATAACTTTACCTACTGCATACGGCTTATCAGTAACACACCCACTAAAAGAAAAAACCATTATCAAACTTAAAATTAAAAGTTTCATTTCACACCTCTTTTTTATTTTTCGCTCGATGCTCATTCCAAGCAACCCAGCCACCAACTCTAAGACCAAGCTTTACAGCCTTTCGCCTCCACCATGCAACACCCAAAGAAGACATAGCCTCCTCAAGTATCTCATCACTCTCTAATCTTTCAAATATCCCCACTTGATACAGATAATCATGCAGTATGTATGCAAACATCGCCTTGCCATCTTTAGGGAATATATTTTGTAAAAACAAAGGAATACTCCCTAAATCCGTTTTAATCCCTTTAGGCACTAAAAGCAGTTGCTCCTGCACCACTTGAGTAAAATAAGTTAGCTCACTTTGTAGAGTTCTAATATCTCCACTTGTTGGAACACTTAACAATATTTCAGACTCTCTAAAACCTACTTTCACTTTTATACTCCTCTTAATTCTCTATTTCTATACTGCAAGTCCAACCGTTATTACGGCTATAACTATGATTACAACTAACAACACTATAAACCCCATCATCTTCCCCTTGATATGTATTAACCAACTCGACTTTAGTACCTGCATATACACTTATCCCTTTTAGAGATAAAGAACCGCTAACCGTGCCTTTGTTCACACTTTTTAATTTTGATTTTGCTTTTACTAAGGCATCAGCCTCATCTATGTAAGTACCTTTTATTTTTAGTACAGGTGTACCCTCGCCAAAAGTAACTTTTTTAATTTTTGCATTATCCGTGTCATGCCATGAAGCCTCACAAGATTTATAAAAAGTTTTAGTTGAGTGTTTAATAGATGAAGAGCTGCACTTGCTCACATCTATCTTTGTAAGTGGTAAATCTTCATCATCTTTATTCACAAAATAGATAAAATCATTTTTTATTGAGAACAGACAATTATAAGTTTTAGAGAGTCTATCAAGGAAATTAATATCACTCTCATTCGTTTGATTGAGCGATTTTATATCTATATCTTCAGTTTGAAACTTCACTTTATGACCTAAACGACCACCAACAATATCTATTATCGAGGAGAGCTTAGTATTTTGATAATGGTGCGAAATTCTCTCTTTTTGAACATCATTAAACTCCACACCTGTAGCACTAAATGAAAGCTCTTTAGTATTACTTCGTGTAACTGTTTGTACATGAAACAAACCACACTCGAGTGACTCTACTTCTGAACCATTTTTTAATGTTTTAAAAGTGAGTTCTAGCTTTGCACTTGGTGCAGGTTTTTTAAAATATGGCATAACTTTTAAAGATACTTTATCACTTTTTATTCCAGCACTATCGCTAAAAGTAAGAGATAAAATATCGTTAATATTTACACTTTCCCCATCTATTGAAAGCTCTATAATGTCATTTACCATAGTGGACCTCTCTCTTTTGGTTTAGCTGGAATATCACTTTTTGTAGCAAACTCAGGAAGCTCTATATCTAAACCAGCTTCTAAATTCAGAGGTTTACCAAAGAGAACTTTATTAGCACCTATTACATCATTTAAGTTTACTAAATGCCCATAATGGCTTAATACAATTAAATCAATTCTATCGCCCTCTTTAGTTCTATACAAGCTCATCATAAACCTCTTTTAGAGATAAGTTATAATCTTGCACCGTAAAATCTCCATTATCTAAAAAATGACTCTGATTTATATTTAGGTTTATTATGACAACTTCAAAACTCTCTCTTAAAGTTGTAAATTCCAAAGGCTCACGAGCTTCTACATAATCCTCTAAACTTTTAAGTGCATCTTGTGGCTGAACTACTAAAACACCGTTTAAAGATATTTTTCTCTCAAACCCTCCAGCATCGCTTAATCGTTCTTGACCTTTTATCGGCTTATAGCTTCCAAAAGTAGCACTTAGTGATTTAGATAATTTTTGATACTCATTTTTATTCATATAGAATTTAAAATCGCCTATCTTTCCCATATCCATACCACTTACAAGTTTAGAAAACGAACTCATTTAATACCTCGCATATATTCCACGATGATTCACATTTGCATCACGGCTCAATTTTAATAAGTAAGCTTTTCGCTCTTTACTTATTTTATTATTTGGATAATATACAGCCCAACCTTGACGAACTAAAGAGAAGTTTAAAACATCTACCCATACAAGCAATCGTTTATATTTATCACGACCGTATGCATGATATTTAACTGTTTTACCTAAGTATCTTTCACTCACATACTCTTGAGCTTTATATCCAAGAGCTATAACTTTTTTAACTGTATTATGCTTACTCATTGGATGCACATTTTTAAGTATTTCTAACTGTCCAAAAACTCTATGATTAAACTTATTTTCAAAAGTATCAAGAGCAATCAAACGAACTTTAAAAGGTTTTGAACTACCTTTTTGAAGCATAAGAGTATCCCCATCAATCACATACTTAACTTTTGCACTTTCCCATTCATTCGCAAAAAGCGAAGCCACTATTAACATCATTAAAACTATTTTTTTCATCTGTATATTTCCTTATTAAATTACTTCAACCATACATTTATCACAGTACCACTTGCCTCGTATCTTATACTCAGCACTACAGCCACACTCACATTTATTCAAAACAACCTCCTATGATGCATCTTGCATTTGCAAATCTGTATCTTCTTGAGATAGCTCTCTTTGAGCCATAGCCAACTTAATTTTTAAATCCTCATAATCTACTTGACCTCCAGCTGGAGCATGAACAGTTATATGATTAGTAATATTTTGATTTACTCCTTGAGTGTTATTTGTATTATTTTGCATAAATGATTTAGTTTCATTTATCGCACCAGCCGTTACATCGCTCACACTCTCTAAAGGCACTTGAGCTATTTGAGCCTCTTTTAGAGAAGAGGGTTTAAAATCTACATTATTAACAGGCACCCCAGCTTTTGGTATTTTGCTTTTAATAGGCTCTTTTTTATCCCCTCCAAAACCAAAAAATGACTTAGTACCACTCCAAAGTTTAGAAGCTCCACCTTTTACAGCATCTATCGGAGCATTTACAACACTTTTAGCTTTATCTATCAAACCAAAAACGGCTTTAAACTTTGAGCTTATCCAATCAAAAAACGATACAAACGGCTTTTTAATCATAGTTACAATATTTGAAAAATAAGCTCCAATTTTTCCCCAATTATTAACAATCAAACCAATCGGAGACCAACTAAACATAGCTATAAAAGTGTTTTTAATTCCGACACCTATTGAGCTTATAAAACTAGCAATTCCATTCCAAACAATCCCAGCTAATTGTCCTATTTTTACCCATCCATCAATAACCATAGCACCTATATTTATTACGAATGTAAGAGCTTTTACAACCATTCTTATAGGAAATAAAATCAATCCAAAAGCCGAACCAATCAAACCACCTGCATTATTAAAGTTAATTCCTATCATATTTAGAGCAGAACTAAAGAAGCTAAACACAGGCTTTAAAGAATTAAACAACCCACCAATAGCACCAAATAATCCACCAAAAGAGCTTTTAAGTGCATTCACAGCAGGAGAGATTCCATCAAGTAGACCACTAAAAAAACCATCTACAGCACTACTTACAAAATCAAATTTATTATAAAGATAAACAAGCCCTGCACCAATCGCAACCACTCCTAAAACTATCGCAGTTACAGGCGAAGCCAAAAGAGCCAAACCAGCACCGACACCACTTGCAACAAGCCCAAATCCAGCAAGAGCAACACTACCAATCACAAAAGCAGCACCAAGCCCAAATATCCACTTAGAAGCCTCAGGAAATGACTTTGTAAACCCTTGAACTTTAGAAGCAACACTTGTTAATCCTTTTGTTACAAGCTTGATTGTAGGAAGCAATCCTGTAGTAGCACTAATACTTAAACCCTCCATAGCAGAACCAAGTAATTTGAAATGCCCTGCAGTAGATTGCAATTGTATTTCAGCTATTTTTTTTGCAGAACCTTTATATTTATTTACTACACTTAAGTATTTATCTAAAGCACCACTTCCGCTCTGTTCTATCAGTTTATTTATACCTGCTGCAGGTTCAGTACCAAACACTTTTTTTATAAATCCGAGTCTATCCCCACTACCCATATTTTCAGTAGCTTTTGCAACCTCTTTTAGAAGAAGAGGCATACTTCTTATATTTCCTTGAGCATCTAAAGCAGAAACTCCAAGCTCACTAAGTGCTTTTCGTGCTTTACCCGTAGGACTTGCTAACCTTAAAACCATAGATTTAAGAGTAGTACCAGCCATTGAGCCTTGTATCCCAATATTTCCAAGCAACCCAGCCATTGCCGAAGTCTCTTGCAAACTCATTCCAGCAGTTTTTGCAACAGGTGCTACATACTTCATAGTATCGCCGAGCATTCTCATATCTACATTTGCAGAAGTGATTGTTTTTGCTAAAACATCACTTACATAACTCATAGCACTCATGCCATTTATAGTTTGCGATGGATCAATGTTAAAACCACCCATAATATTTGAAGCAATATCCGAAGTTGTAGCTAAATCAGTAGCTCCAGCAGTAGCCAAACTCAAAAGACCTGGCATCGCACTTATTGTTTGATTGGCATTAAACCCAGCCATACTCAAAAATTGCATACCCTCTGCAACTTGACCAGAGGACCACTCAGTAGATGCACCAAGTTTTAAAGCAGTATTATTAAGTGCTTTAAATTGTTTATCAGTTGCACCGCTCAAAGCTTTAACACGAGCCATCTTACTTTCAAACTCTATACTTGCTTTAAATGGTAAAGTTAAAACACTAGCAACCGCAACAGCTCCAACTATTGTAGAACCACTTACTTGAGAGCTTTTAGCTTTTTTGTGCATTGATTTATTTTGAGCAGTTGCACCAGCTCTTAGATTTTCACTTGCTTTTTTTGTATAAAATGCCACTTGTTTAGCATCATGCTCAATAGCAGTCATATCCTTACGAGCCTCTTTTAAACTCGTTCTTGATGTTTTAATATCTAATCTAATCGGATTTGCAGAAATTTTTGCAGATTGGCTTCTTAATTTTCCAAGATGATTTTCTAAACTTTTTACATTTTTATTAAGAAGAGAAAATTTTGTAGCTTTAAAAAAATCAAATTTTTCTAATTTTCTTGCTGGACTAACTAACTTATTTACTGAGGCTTGTAAAAAATTCGCACCATTTATGGCACTATTCATAACTAAATTTATTGACAAGCTTGTGTTTCTAGCTGAAGCCATAAAACCACCTTTTTAAAATTAAATCACTTTATAAAACCACTAAAAAGAAACTCTATAAAATGATGCAGGAGCAGGAGAAATGACTCCCACTCTAAAAACTACGCTTCAGTAGTATTCATAGCCGTTAAAAGCTTATCACTCTCAACAAACTCAACATGAAAACCAGCTGGAGCAGTTCCAGTTGTACCGTTTGGTAGTTTGTAGTTTCTCTCAGCATGAGGACGAACTTCAAGAGTTCCAAGACCACTAACTTTGATACCTTTACCACCAGCAAGTGCATTAAAAAGTAAATCATTTTGTTTGTCCATGATTTTGTCAACCAAAGTTTTAGTAACTTTGATACCATCAGCTTCGAGTGCAGTATGTACAGCTTCTCTCTGCTCTTTTTCGTTTAATGTGTGTAATTTATCCATGATAAATTCCTTTATAAAAAAATTTGTTTTACAGCAAAGCCAACCTACACAGAAACTTGCAGGGAGTTTTCTACCTATTTAAACTAAGTAGTTCTATCTTTTGCTTATGTTTTTTAAGTGCGACCTCAAAATACTCAAGCCACACTCTAACAGCTAAAAGCTTTTGCTCATTTACTGATAGAAAGAAAAACTCTGTAACTAAAGAGTAAGCTTCTAGTCTAGTAGCTCTATCTCCTCCGAGCCGTACAAAAAACCTTGCTGAACCTCATTAATGAGTTGTGCATCTGTACGAGTTAGCTTTTTAGCTTCCTCAACTGTAAGACCACACGAAACAGCAATCTCATCATAAACAGATGGGTTCTCTTTTTTAAGCAGTTGCTCATCATCAAGACCGTTTAACTCATTAACTGTAAGAACTGTTACATCTTTAGTAACACCACGAACTTTTGCTTTTCTTTTGTCTCCAAAAGGATAACCACGACTTAAAACTACTTGCTTACTTTCATAAATGCTTTTACTCATAAAAACCTACCTTTATATGTTATTTGAAAAATCAGGAGCCATCGGAATACCACCTAAAATGATGTTATACGGCTCACGAGTGTAAACAATCGTTGGAATACCATCAACAACCTCGTTGTACATATCCACACGAATTTCAAAAGTTCGCTTAGTTGCATCGCCCTCTTTTAATTCGCCACCTGTTTTCATAAGTTCGCCTTGAACTGTTACAAGTAGAGGTTTGTCCTCGCCATCTTTACGAGTATTCCCCTTTAGAACAAAAGGTAAACCACTTGCAATATGAGCTACATATTCAGCACTCAAGTCTAAAACTTCAAGAGTCATTTTAGGTTGTTTAACCAGCCCTGTACTCTGCTCGTTTACAGTTTCAAACTCAAACTCAGGAGCTTTAGTCCCATCGCCTGTATAGCCAAAAGTATTTTTTCCAGCTATCATAATTGATAGCCCTGTTAGTAGTTGTGCATCAGCACCTAATCCGTTCTTAGTCATTATTTAACCTCCACAGTGTAGTAGTCATTCGTAGCATAAGGCTGAATAACAATCGCTCTTACACCAACATTATTTCCTGCATCATAATCCATATATAAGATACCTGCTGCAATCTCCTCAGGCGAGTTTTTATCACTCCACCAAACTTTTGCACCAATCGCTGCACCGTTTCTGATAGCCTTATTTAAAAATGCCTCTGCATCAGCTTTAGCAAGTGTAAGAACATCAGTAACAGGACGGTGCTTATGCTTTTTAAGTGACTTTTGCATATTCTCATTGATTAAGTCAAAGAAACGGATCGTTTCAAGTTTGTTAAAACGAGCATCATCGCTTGGAGTTTCAAAATTGTATAAACGGTTTCCATCATCATTTAGAAGTAAACAGCCACCAGCATTTACAAGTGTATTCACATCACAAGTATCTTCGCCCTCTTCGTATGTAAGAGGAATTGCAACACCCTCTACATCATAAATGAGTTTATTTGCATGGTCGAAACACGGACCGAACTCTCCAAGTAGTGCATCCCATCTCGCAATATGACCAGCAACTACAGCTGAGTTTGGTTTTAAAACAGTTGCATTCTCATACACCGACCAAGCTCTACGATAAAAAGGAAATGCTAAGTATCTCATTGAGCCAAGCTCTTGAAGTGCTACGATTGCATCATTCACATTTGTTTGATACATATCAACGATTGCAATCGTTTTAGTACCAACTGCAAAACTATCTAATGCACCACGAACCGTTGCATCATGTGAGAAGTAAGAAGCTATCGCAATTCTAACTTTTGCACCAAAAAGAGTACGAGCTTTTTGTAAGTTACCAATCGCTAAAACAATCGCACTTTTAAACTCTGCATCTTCATAAAACACTTGAGGCTCTTTATCTGCATGAGCATCTGTAAGCTCTACTAAAGAGATAACAACAGGACTCTTCACATTTTGAGATTTAATATCCCACAAATCTTCTCTAATCGTTCCAGCTTGAGAAGCAAATACCTCTAAAGCTTCCTCAGCATTTCCAAATTTAAGTAAGCCACTTTGACTTACATCATCTAACTTTGCTTTTATATCTGCATCAAT